AAAGCTGGAATAGATGGTATTAAACCACCTGTTAGTGAAGACAAGGAGAACCCTTGGACGCCTTGCCATGTTGTATAGGAAAGTTGGACATTCAATTCAGCAAGTCCACCTTCATTACTAAATTCGATAGCATTCATTGTAGTGGGGAACGCATCCTCCAATAGACATGTGTATGCTATCTGGTCAGGTGTTACGATATCACCGACCAATTCAAGTCCCAGTGGACCTTGAAAGTTAAAGCTCAAATCAAATATTACATCTTTCTTGAGCTGTTGTATCTTAATGTCTTTAACATATTCTTTTTTATAATTTATAGTAGGCGCAGGTTCATTAGCACCGTCTCCTCTAAAGTTAATCTGCTTGCCCATCCACTCATCAAAGTATTGTTTTATTCCATAGTCCTGTAGCACATAGAATGTCAGGCTGACATCATCTTGTGCAAATCCATACGTTACTTTTTCTCTATGCATGCCGTACTGTCTGTCCTGAGTCAGCATCTGTCTTCCCGGCATGTTAGCAGCCTTACATATTACATTGAGAGCATAAGAAGAAGGGCTTCCTCCGAAAGGTCCAGATTTTAAGCTAGGTAGCAATACTCTCCACAAACTTGTTTGTGCTATACCTTGTCTTATCTGACTTCTAAACTGATCTACCGAAAATGTCATCGTATCATCCTTTTTGAATCTGCATACACTTGTGATGGACTTGCTTTAGCCCATTTTGCCATCGGTAAGAAAGCAGCAATTTCCCATTCTGGTGCCGGCACATGTCCGAATCTAGAACGTACATGATCTAAGAGATAGTGTTTAAAGCATGGTTGAAAATGCTTGAACTTCGAAGCATTCTTAAGTAATTTATAATTGAGTCTAAACTTAGTTGTCTCATCGTACTTTTTATTATTGATAGTATCAAGGAGTGCATCTAATAGCTTTGCTCGTAAAATAGGATTGAGATAATGCAAATTCAGTCCGTAGAATCCACCCGGCGCTTTGTCAACAATGACTGTAAGAGGAAACTGATCATAGTATGGAAGCTTGTCTTTTGTCTTAGGATCATAAAAATACATAAACATGCCACCGCCTGCAATGCCAGCTTTGAGATTAATCGGTTCATCTTTCATTAGTTCATTGCGGTTAACTCTTCTGATCCTGTATGCTCTTCTCCTAAACCATGCCATTGACTCTTCTGTACGAGGAGTGATTCCTTTTCGAAAGGCTTCTAATTCTAGTTTCTGAAATAAGTTACTCATACCACTATTTATAACTCTTCTTCAGAGGTTTTATCCGTTTTTTAAGGATTCCCTTTGCTGTTAATTGCCTTTCAGTCCATATCTCAAACTTCCAATTTCGGTCCTTTGCATAATCACTTGCAGCCTGCCACTTATTCATATTCTTTACATATTCTAGTCCTTCACGTATGTACTTCTTTGTCTTACGAGCACCAGTTGGAGGTTTAGTTTGATATTCAGGTTTTATCTCAATAATGCTAGTCTTCCCATCCTTATAAGTAACTTTAATGTCGACATAGTATTTGTGATATTTCTTATCATACTCATAAAAGTATGGAATGATTGTTTCTTCGGAGGACCAGTATTTAACATCAGGATTTGCATCAAGCCACATGAATACATACTTCTCCCACATGGATCTGTACACTACGTTTGATACGTCACCTTTGTACTTACTCTTATGTTTTATCTTATATGTACCCGAATAAGTCATCACAATCCTTATAAATACTGATATTAATATTCAACATTATTTATTAAGGAACCCTACATGGCAATATCAGAGTTATTGAGTAGAATAAACACAAATGCAGCAGTAGGACAAGCCAAAAACGCTCTTAATGATGTAGGTGCATCACTTACAGGTGGTCTTACAGGATTAGCTGAAGATTGGATGGAAACTGGTTTCGGTGGAGGTGGCGGAGCATCTGACAGAGCTATCTTTGCACCACAATTTATGACATTCCCTGGTGACAATCAAGATATGATAGATGCATTCATTAGGTTTCAGGTACTTGTCATTGAACCCGGAGGAGCTGATCCTCAAAAAGCATTCGAGCTTTCAAAGAGTTTAAAGAGCATTGACAGAGCTCAGAAAAAGGTAAATGATGAGGGATCAAGCGGATCACGTGATTTTAATCCTAATGTAGATCCTGCTGCAGCGGGAGCAAATACACAGGCTTTTAAAGAGAATGCACTTAAAACCAAAATTGAAACTGCATTTGGAGATGTAGGAAATGTAGTTAGCGAATCACTTAAGAATGAAAAGACAATCCCAGGAGACGTGATTGATCTTTATCTACCTGTAGGTATATCAATGAGTGATGGTGTTAATGTTGAAAACGTAGATCTTGGTCGTATGGGAGGTGCTGCAGAAGCAGGGATAAGAAACTCAGGATCAATAATGGGCGCAGCGGGTGCAGGTTTAGGTGCCATTGCAGACGACCTCAAAGACATGATCAACGGAAATGCTGGAAATCCAGACATAGGAAAATTAGCAGCACTTAAAGCTCTCGAATTCATACCCGGTGCAGGTGACGAGATTGTGGGCGGTGTCAAGAGTGCACTTAGGATCACAACTAATCCCAATACACGAGCACTTTTCAAAAGTGTAAACCTAAGATCATTTACATTTAGCTTTAATATGCAGCCTACATCAAGACATGAAGCAGTAAAGGCAGCAGCAATCATTAGGCTATTCAGAACAGAGTTATATCCAGAAACCATTGCTGAAAGCAAGTCAAACATACCACTTGGATATAGATTTCCTAATACATTTCAAATATCGCTGCATCGTAAGAAAGGTGCTAATCCTGCTGGTCCTGACGGTTCATCTCTTGTTTACGATTCAGAAGAGATACTTACAAAGTTTCTACCTTGTTACTTGACAAGTGTTTCTGCACAGTATGGAACAAGCGGCCCGGGCCTAATGGAAAACAGCCCTGCATCTATGCCATTTCCAAACGCGCAAATTACATTGTCATTCCAAGAACAAAAGACTCTCGACAAGGGTCTCATATTAAAGGGTTACTAATATGTCGACATATTTTGATGACTTTGAGATAGTTCCTTATAGGTTCGGCAACGAAGCCCAACCAGCTTTCTTTCAAAACGTAGGAAACTATGTTGATGTGATTGATCAGCTAAAGGATCAGATAACTTTCTATGCAGATTACTTTATCTTTGACGGAGAGAGACCTGATCAGGTTGCATATAAGGTGTATGGTGAGGTCAATCCTTACTTCACATTCTTTCTTCTTAATGATAATATTAGAGAGCAAGGGTGGCCTCTCACGCAGAGATCTCTTGATAAGAAAGTGAAGGTTGACTATCCAAACAGGACATTAACAACAAAAGCATCTCTTACGAGTCTATTCTTACCTGGGCAGTTAGTCACAGGTCAGTCATCTGGTGCTACAGGCACCGTGATAAGGAGAAGACTCGAGCTCGGACAGCTCATAATCAAGCCTTCAAATGATTCTACATTCTTAAGCAATGAGCTTATCATTTCAAATCATCCTACAACAGGAGCACTGCAATCAGTAACTACTGTTGGATCGGCGTTTGAGTATCTTGCAGTAAGACATTACGTAGATGGTGATTTGAATCAGGTTGACATAGATCCATCACTTGATCCTCCGGGAGCTTACACACCGGTGCTTTTTAGTGAGTATTACAAAGAACAAAACGATAACTTAAGACAGATTAAAATAGTAAAGCCTTCTGCGATTAACAGCGTTATGAATGCTTTCAAAAAAGCTCTTGCAGGTGGTTAATGGCAACAGATATGAGGTCATCCAGCCCGTTTGACGTTAGATTTGAACGGGTTGTAATTAAGTCAAACAGATTTGGTGATTACGAATTCGATATTACTCGAAACGTGATACAGTTCGATGTTGTTGAAAGTATCGACAGCCTTGTGTTACAAGGAAATCTTGTGATTCTCGATAATGATAACTTGCTCGAAACGGTCGACTTTCAAGGCCAAGAGTTCGTGCTGATCGAGTGTCAGAAGCCTGAAAGAGATCTTCCTCCAATAACAAGAGTATTCAACATCACTGGTATCGATGCGGTGTCACGTGGTACAAACGATCAGAACGAGGTGTTTACGCTATCTCTTATCGATAAGAACTCTTTCTTATCAGAGCTCGTGAACATTAACAAGAAGTATGACGGCAATCCACTAAGCATCATCAGGTCTATCATGAATGATGTATACGCTCATGTTGATCCACCACGAGAGTTCATTACAACCGAAGCGCATACGTTTCAGCAAAACATGAGAGTCATTATACCTAACTGGAGGCCGTATGTTGCTATGAAGTGGATGTGCAACAGGTCAACGTCAAGCACAGGATCACCGTTTTATCTGTGGTCGTCATGGCGAGATGATGACATTCGATTCTTTGACCTCGAGACGATGCTGCAAAGACCTGCGATCAACGAGGGCATGCCGTACAAGTTCAACCAGTCACTCACAGCAAACGCTTCGGAGTACACTGTACAGTCACAAGGATACTTCATACTTGACTTCATGCTTCCGCCACAGGAAAAGATCATACCGCTTCTCAGGCAAGGCAACGTTGGTGCACACTACTCGTTTCTCGATACACAAAACTTTGCAGACAACGCCTTTCACTTCGATATCAAGAAGGTGTTCGATAACATGAACAGAAACACAACGCTTACAGAAAAGAAGAGATCACCTACATATGATGATGAGTTCGTAATGGGTACAAAGTTTCTTCACGAGTACAGCACGAAGAGAACGATGCAGATCGGTACGACAGGCATATATAACGATATACCGGGATACTATGAGGACGTCACGCCAGCACATCACAGCACAAAGGCCATCGCGAAGGCTCTACGAGAGTTCACTCACAAGACACCTCTTAAGATGAAGGTACCGGGACGTAACTTTCTTCCTCTTCCTGGAGACCAGTACGCAAACACAGGTTGCGGTAACGTGATCGAGATCGAGTTCATAGACAACGACCCGATCGTCAAGGGTAAGGACTACTCGCAGAATCTTGACAGAAAGAGATCGGGTAACTACCTCATCAAGAAGATCAGGCATGTGATACAGAAAGATGGACCTAAAGCACAGCACGTTTGCTACATCGACGCAATCAAGCTCAGTAACACAGAAGGAGCCACGTAATGAGTGTAACGAACAGCGCCACGATACCATACTTCTTCTATGGCGACAACATGAGATGGTGGTTCGGTATCGTTGTCAACCCGAACGATCCACAGATGCTCGGTCGCATGCAGGTACGGATCTACGGCATACATCCCGAAGACGTAGCGGATCTCGAGTCAGAGGACCTTCCTTGGGCTCAGACACTGATACCTACTACGGAAGGCGGCGTTTCGGGCATAGGCAAGATGGGACGACTGCTTCC